GCATAAATGAAGTTCGCGGTTCCATCCGCGTACAGCTTCTTCTTCGCAGCCATCGTGCGTGCGGTCGCGGCCATCGACGCGCGGGCCGAAGAATAGTTGGTCTTCGTGAAGTCCTTCGAGAATTCTTCGTATGAGCAACCGAGGGCCGCTGCGATGTGACGAAGCAGGGCTTCGTGAAAGTTGGTGCCAACGCCGCCCGGTGTGCCCAGGCTCTGCATCGCCAGCTTCGTTCCGGGGAACAAGTGCGGAATCTTCGCGCCGTCGATTTCGATGGACTTGCCGGCGTTCTTGACATAGACGTTCAGCGCGCCCAGGTAGTTCGTCAGAATTTCGGCAAACCCAGGCTGACCAGCGCCCAGGGATTGATAAACCATGTCGCTCGGCAGTTCGGATTCAATCGCCGCCGCATAGCTGGCCTGGATGACGGCGTTTTGCAGCGTGACTTCTTCGAATTGCTTCGTCATGCGCATGGTCTTCAACGCTGCAACCAGATCGGAAATGCCGCGCGACTGGCCCGGCAGCAGCGGTTCAAGCATGTGCAGCACTTTCTTGCGGCCCCAGGGATACTGCGCTTCGACGTAGCGCCACGTATCCATGCCGGTGTCCATGTAGAGTTCGGACGGGTGATGCGACCGGATGTAGTAGCCGCGAGCCTTACCGTTGCGGTCGATCTTGATTCCTCGACGCAAAAAGCGACTGTCGCTATCGCCATTCGGGTTGCACAGTCGCGTCGGCGATACAGCCAGGAACGCCGTTTTGAAGGGGCGCGTGGTGTCGTTCGCAAGCCATTCGCTTGTGCCCAGGACTTCCCCAAACAACGCGCTCATGACGACCGACAGGCGGATGATGCCGGTCAGGTCGTTCTTGCCGGAAGCGTCGAACCAGTTTTCCTGTGCCGATGCCAGCAGGTTGAAGCGGGCTTCGGTTGCTTCCTGAAATTCCTCGGCCCAGGCTTCGTCGAAACCCAGCACGCGATATTCAGGCTGCGAGTTCAGGCGAAACTTGTCGCCGACGATACTGTCTTTGAACGTGTTGACGATGCCCTGCGCGTAGCCGTCGTTCTGCACGCTGTCGCGCGTGCGGGCGTCCGCTGTGTCCTTGACCGGGTTGATCTGAACGTCCGGCGATATGATTGGCGGATTCCACTTGACCGTTTCGCGATTCAGACGCTCGGCACCTTCAAGGCCACCGCCCATCGCGAACGCCTTTGGTGATGCAACGAGGTCGAGCGTGCCTTGTTGGTATGCCATGTTTGTGCCCCGTTAGAAAATGAAGCCGATGGGGCCGCGAGACGCGCCCAGGTTGCAGGTTTGCCCAGGGCACTTCGCGTATTCGGCTTTCAGACTGGTGATGTAGCCGTGCAGGCCGGCCCGGTTCGCTGCGGTGAATTCCACGCGCTCGCCATTCTGATCGACAACCACGCGAGCCATGCGTCCGATTTGCAGCATGTGGTACTGCTTTTCGGCATCAGCGATAAGCCCTGGTAGCTGTGCGCATCGTTCTGGTGTCATGTTTTGCACCCCCTATGTTTGACAAAGACTGTATTTTACGCTAAGTCAGCGAACTAGCAAGGTTCGCGATAGTGTCGAATGCGTTTGGCGACGCCGACTCCGGCATTGCCTCGGTTTCCGGGGGAAGAAGCATGCTGTTCTCGTCCCAATCTGCGGCCCACGGGGGCGGGTTGTCCCAATCCAGGCGCTCGACGGAAATAAGCGGCGAAATCGCGACGCCGATGCAGTAATACGACAAGTCCCACGCCTCGTTTGGGTCGCCCGCCTTGTTCTCCCAGCCTTTGTCGGTTCGAACTTCGCAGCACAGTTCCTGATACACGGCGTCGGGCGTCCACTTGCCCGTGATGTACATACCCTGGCCCGGCTGCATGCAGTCGAGACGCCCGTTCAAGTTGTCTTTCAGCATGTTGCTGTTCAGCAGCAGGACGGGCACGTCGCCGCGCGCTGCGGCCTTGTTGTCGCGCTGCTGGGCGTCCGGGTAGCTGATGCGCGTGCGCGGCTGCTTCGGCGAGTGATCCCCTTTTACGAGGATGAAATAGCGATGCGCGTTTTTGTTAACTAGCCAGCGATAGAAGTTGTACGCCATGCTCGTAACGCCGCGCTTGCCGCCCGAGTCGCAAGACGTTTGGCGGATGGGCATCATGCGTCCGGTGCCGTCGTCGATGGGGTAGGTCTTGTCGATGACTTGTTCTTTTATCAAATGCCAGTCCTCGGCATACGAGTGTGGCTTGACCCAATATCGTTCGCCGGCTTCGTTCACGCGGTTCGAATACTTGATGTCAAATCGGTCGATCAGGATCGTGTCGAATGGCGAGCCGGGCATGATGCCGAAAACCTGCACGACGAATCGGTTCGTCTGCACGTCAATCGTCGCGATCAGGAAGCGCACACCCTTCGGCACGACGCCGACTTCCGTATCCCAGGCGCGCGCCTTGATCGTCTCGGGTACGCGCAGGTTGTCTTGATCCTTCGGAATGTAGGGCTGCGCCAAGTCGTTGTTATAGAACTTGACCAGTTCGTCTTCCGAGCCGGTGCGCTCGTAGCTGTCCATCGCGTCGAGGTAGGTGTTCACCAGCTTGCGCCACGTCACGAACGCTGCGGCCACTCCTTGCAGCCAGAACGACGCGATCTTCGTGCGCTTACCCTCGCCCCTGATGCGCCCGTCGGCGTCGATGGTTTGACCGTCCTTGAGCCACACCGACCAGTACAGCATTTCGTCGCGCTCGTCGGGGTGAATGATGCACGCGCAATGCGGGCACACCATGCGCACCGTATCTGCTGACTCGAAGTTCGACATTCCCGGCTCGCGATCCCATCGCAGATCGTCGAATGTGCCTTCAAAGTGTTCGCCGCAATGCGGGCACGGCCAATACAAGCGGCGCATGTCGCCACGGTTGTACAGGCCCAATATGCCGGTGCAGGGCGGCGCTTCGTGCGGAGACGAGCGCATCCACTTCGGGTCAAGTACCGGGCGCGACGGCGACGACTCGGCCACCGTCATCGCATATGAGCCGTATGTCGTTGTCCGCTTCGAGGCCAGATCGAAAGGCTCACCGTCGCCGGCAACGTCGTCGTCCATGCGGTCGCGGTCGGTCAGGAACACGCGCCCGATGGGCTTACCTGCAAGTTCAGTCGGCGTCGGCCAGGAAAGCGTCAGCAGCATACCGTTGCGGTATTGCTTGTCGAACTTGTTGTCCGCGTCAGCGCGAGCCGCCAGCAGCGTTCCTACGCTTGTGCTGTGCCGGTGCAAACGGTCGATACGCCGAATCGAGAAGTCGCGCGCCGCAGTCTGCGACGGGCACACGATCATGGTGTCGATGGGATCGACCACGGCTGAATACAGGACGCCCGCGTTAATCAATAGCGAGTCTGTCTTTCCCGATTGGGCCGGGCCGACAAAGATCATGCCGTCGAACCATCGCGACGACACCGTGTTCATCGGCTCGACCATGTACGGCACCGTGGCATTCTTCCACTGGCCGACGTAGGAGCCGGGTTGATTCACATAACGGTACTTCTCTGCCGCATCCGCAACGGAAAGGCGCTCGACGGGGCGTAGGGCTTGCGACAGGTCGATGAATATCTCACCGAGCCAGTTATAGCGTTTCGTCGTCGTCAATTTCGTCGCCATACTTGCCACTCTTTGCAAAAGTTTCTTCGATCTTCACTCGCATTTCGGTCAGCATACCTTCGACCAGGGCGACGATGATTTCGCGTTGCTTATCGCTTAATTCGGTTCTCCGCTCGACGCCATCGACGAGCAATCGCGATGACATTTTTATCACTTGCATGAGTTCACCGACAGCTTCGATGATGCGGGCCGTGGGCCAAAGATCGCCCGCGCGTTCTTCGAAGTCCTGCTTCGACTTCATCGCCGCCCAAAAGTCTTTCGACAGTTCTTTCGGCAGATCAGCCGGCGACATTTTCTTGATAACGTCTTCGATGCTGCCAGGGGGCACGACCAAGTAGCGCGCGGCTTCGGCCACGTCATAAATCGCGTGCCCCTCGCGCTTTCCACACGGCTGTAGCCCGTGCAACTTTCGCGAAATGGCCCGAATGTCGCGGCGGAACATGGCCGCAAGCTGGCTAAGGCTGGCCCCTTCGTAGATGATGGACTTCGAATTGTCGTCCAGGCTTTTCGCGTATTTAGGTGCGGCCATTTCTCACATGCTCCTGAATTAGCTGCTCGACCGAGGTACGCGGTAAAAGCAAAACCGCCTGGATGTGCAGGCGGTGATATTTTGGCAGGTCGCGGCTTTCGTTCCGGTACTGTGCGTATGTTGTGTATGCTGTCCCGAGTAATCGGGCCGCATACGTCGGCCCTAACCCGGTTCGCTGCTCGAAGTCGAGCAAGGTTTCATTTGGCATATCTGCGCCCCGATTATGCAATATATGCAATGAATATACACTAAAACCCCGCNTCTAGCTGCTTTCTTCGCGCTGCGATGCGTGCGCGCAACTTGCGGAAGAACTTTTCCTGCTCGTTCCCTTTCTCGATTGCGCCCTTGTACAGTCGTTCATCTACGGTGCCTTTCGTTATTATCGGATGCACGCGGGTAATGCCTATTTTGCCCTGGCGATTGAGCCGCCCAACAAGCTGAATCCATAGTTCTTGCGGCCACCAAAGGTCGAACGGGCAAATGTCCCTGCCGCCTTTCTG